CCCCCCCCCCCCCCCCGCCGCAGGATCCGGCAAAAGGCACGAAATACCACAACACCCCCACCGAGCGGGTGACAGCCTCCGGGGCCGTCCTGCATTTCGACAGCCAGAAAGAAGCCCGCAGGTTCGACGTTCTGGCTACCCGCCAGGCAAGGGGGCAGATCCGCGATCTGCGCCTCCAGGTGGATTTCACCCTGCAGGAAGCGTTTACAGACACGGAGGGAAAGCGGGTGCGGGCGATCCGCTACAAGGCGGATTTTACATACTACCAGCCGCCAAACAGGCAGCTATACGGAAGTCATGCGCCATACTACGCAGAACAAAGCGGGGTGCCCTGGGAGTTCGTCGTGGAGGACGTAAAGAGCAAGGCCACCAGAACGGCCAAGTATGCCATGAAAAAGAAAATGCTAAAGGACCGTTTTGGGTACGACATTACCGAGGTGTGAGAATGAGCAAAAAGACAACGGACGAAACCCTGGGCCGTGAGGCTGTCAAGGAATACCTGCAGCAGTACCACACGGCTGTGGGGAAAAAGCGGATCCTGGAGGAGCGCCACCGCGTCCTTTCCAGCGAACTGCGGGCGCCCAGTACGGGGTCCGCGTTCAGGTTGACGCCGCCGACCAAGCCGACAAAGACGGACGGATCCGTGTCCGTTGTCTTTCGGATCTCCGAAGTGGAGGACAGGATCGAGGAGCAGCGGGAGGAAATGGCCAAGGCCGTCCTGAACGTTATGGACTTGATCGACGTATTACCCGCCAACTCCACCGAGCGCACCGTGGTGGAAATGCGTCACATAGATTGCCGGGGCTGGGATAAGATCGCGGAGGCCCTTTACATGAGCCGGTCCAATGTGTTCAACTACTACAACGCCGCCCTGGATAAAATCCTGGAGAACAAGCGCAACCGGAAACTGCTGGAGGAATACATGGCCCGGAAGCAGCAGCGGGCAGGGCCGCACGGGCGGAATAATCGCCCCTGAAAAGTTTGGACGCTTTTGGACTATTGACCGTGCTATACTGATAGCATGGAAAGCAGCGCAGGGGTGAAACCCTGAAACGAATACCGAGAACCACCAGCCGAAAGGCCGGTGGTTCTTTGCTTTCCACACCATGGCCGGGGAGTGTACCGCGGGGGCTTTCCTCCTTTCACCCTGCGCCGCTGCGGCGTGTGCATA